GCATGCGCACACCAGTCCGATAATCTTCAGTATCTTTATCATGCTCAAGCCACTCTTTGACCTTCGTCTCGCGGCGCAGCACCCACACGATAAGTTCATTCTTGACATCACTTGCATCAAAGTAAGTGTTGTATTTACGGTGCACTTGCCGAGCGACTGTATGGGCAATTTCTTGTGCTTCATCTAACCAAGTCAATCTAATTCCTCTGGATCGTGGAGTAAGTTCTGCGGAACTGCGTAGCATGGCACTGGCATTTTCTCATCCCAGAAGTGATCTTGTATGCCTTCCCAGCCCCAAATCCAGCCTAGAATACTGGCTTTATAGTGACCGTCGACAGTAACAAGAAAGTATCTACGATTCTTATTGTCATCTGGTTGTAGCAGTAACTTGCCATATGGATAAGCAGTTGATCGCACTTCGTAATGACCAATGTCGCCATCTTTGCGATCTTCAAAGAGCGAGAATGGAAACTTATCAAGCCATCTACCCATGGCTAGTTCTGCGATCACACCGCATATGTCACGAGCAATAGCCTCTGGCCATGTCTTGCTTACCTTGCCAACATCTGCGCCATTGTCACGATTAAAGTTGTAACGCTCCACCGCTTCGATGGTTGCATAAGTGACATCAGCTACGCTGAGCTTTACTTCTACCACTGCCATAGCTTGCCATCCACTGTAAATGATTTATTAACAATTGGCACAAGTTGCGGCATGACTGTATTGCCTTCAACATGCAATATGCCAAAGCCTTGCTGCCAAGTAAATAAGCCTGCCTTGATATAGCGAGCATGCTTAAGATTCATTAAATGACCAACTTCTAAGCCCCACACTGTCTTAGATTTGCCACCCCACGATTGTGTCCAGTGGGTTAAACCCATCCTGTGCGTATGTCCGCAGACGACACTTGCACCAGCCCGCTTTGCAAGTCCGAGAGCAGTAGATCCAGCAGTTGGTTGAACGTTTCCTTCGTCCCCGTGAACAAGTATCCAATTTGGTGCCAACTCGTAGGGTTGCTTGTGATATTCAATTCCAAGTTGATCAAGTTTGAGGAACTTTTCAATCTCAAGTTCAGGCAGGCCAAGAAAGCCTGGGGCTGAGTGTCTGATTTTATTGTAAAGCCTATCACTGTGGTTTGACCTTGAGATATGCTTGATTTTAAGAGACTCAAGTAGGCGTACAGTAATATCTCTGTGCTTGCCAATGTCATAAGTCCACTCTCCTGGACCGCCTTGCTCCCACCTGCTGATTTGCGGAAAGTCAATTTCATCTCCTACACTCACCACCTCGTCTGGTTTGTATGCTTTAATAAATGCTGCTAAAGCTGTCGTTGCACCTACATCATGATATGGTGCTTGTAGATCGCTAACGACCACTATGGTCTTCACTCTTTAGGCCATGTCCCGTCCAGCACCATCAAAGCAATAGCGCTATAGTTGAGTAGATCTAAGAAACTGTCTCTAAGAGACTCGTTTTCTGGTGTTGCCCCACTGTCCGTGAGGTGATTGATGCGTGCCAACTTGTCCCACATGCGCACACGTAAGCCATTAAGTGGACCGCCAGGAGCTTGGGCGATGTTCTTGGGTCCGTAATCTTTGTGCTTCTTAAGCAAGAGATTACCCGCCCCGTCATACACTTCCCACATTGAAGATGCAAAGTCTTTGCCATCACTCTTGATCACTTGCACTCTCTCGCTCATTTGGTCTTCCCTTCGGAATTACGCGTTGGCCTTTGTAAATATAATCCTTGGTTTTGTCATCTATATCATACACCACATATACGACATTTGTATCAAGATACTCATATGGTACTTCAATCGTGTCGAGTACCCAATAAGCCAGGGCTACACGCCCACCATCAAAAGGTCCGCCTTGAAATGTTGGGTTGTATTCGCTCATTTGCTTTCCTGAATGAGAGTGGTTGTGATCTTGCCACCAGTAAAAGCATCGTACTTGCTGGCTATTTGCAAGGCTTTGGTGATGATCTTGCGGGCTTTGACATGATCGTCAACCAGTGAGCCACCAGCCAGTGCTGCGATAGCGCCCAAGGCAAAGCGTTCCCCGCTGCCTGCGGTGTAGATATTGTCAATGGTGCGTTCCCATGAGTAATCTTCGTTGAGCCTATAAACTCTACCCTTGATCACAACGATCATGATGTTGTCTTGCTCGACAGCAGACTCAGCCTTGCTAAATTCATAGCCACCATCGACAAAAGCCCTGCGTATAGCAGGGACTAATTGCCGAGTGACATACTTGTCAATATCTTTAGAGTTGATTGCAGGTGGGATAAAGTCATGCTCAAGGATGTTAATGCCCCGCACTGAACCAGCTAGCGCAAATACAATGTTAGTATTTTTAAATACTTTTCCGTTAGGAATGTTGATAGCAAAGCCATCCGAGTCAGACGATTGTGAATCTGCTCCGATCATAACCCAGTCTGGGCCTTCGATGGCTGCGATGGTTGTCATGCGGCAATTCTATCATAAAACCATTCTGCTCCGTGGTACATGAACAGGTCGTTCACATCCTCGTTGCCTGGCAGACCCACCACGATGGCAGCTGGCAGATCTTCCTTGATGCGCTTGGCCAGTTCCTGCCCTGGGTTACGACCATCTTCCTTCACGTCGTTATCCGCAAAGATCAGGACCTTGTTATACGGTTCAAAAAGTTTCGGAAAGTGCGCTTTCCACTGGCTAACGCCAGCCACGCCAACGCTAGGAATACCAACACAACCAGATAAAATGATCGTATCAATCTCGCCTTCGCAGATGGCGATTGTATCTGATTCTTTGTGTAAATCTCCGACATTGAATAATCCTATCTTCTGCCCAGTGGGCCATAAATACTTCGGCGTACCATCATCTAGCCTGCGAAACTTTATTCCAACCACTCCAGAAGGAGTAATATAAGGAATACTAAGCATATCCAGAGCGTGCTCATGGCCAACACTAGGCTCCACGACGCTTCCAAGAAGGTAGGTACTTGCCACTTGCGGGCTTATGCCTCGACCCTGTAGGTAAGACTGAGCCTGGGGACTTATGTTGTCCGCGTAGCGTTTTGCTGCTTCCGTTAGCAAGGCTTTCTGCTCTGCGTTTAACATCTTTAAACTCCTTTAAATTTTCTTTGCGCTTGACTAGCTCATACACATCGCCAAGCAGTTGGCAAACAAGACAGTTGTATATCTGCTTATCTAAATTGTACGCTGCGCTTGCGTGGCTATCATCATGCACTACACACTTGCAAGCAACCCAACCGTAACGCTCTTGGACATGTAATCCATATGCTTCAAGCACAGCGCCAAGGTCGGGTTTGCTAGTCATGAATGTTTGCCCACTGATCTAATGTTTGGATGACCCAAGCATCTTCAATGCCTGCGCTACGACGCTTAACAATGACATATGATGGTGGCACATTTTCAAGATTACGCGCCTTTGCGTAATTCTGTGCTTCGACTACAGCTTCACGCCAGAACTGTGGCAGATCTAGTTTGGTTCTAGCTTTTAGTTCTAAGACATAGGGCTTGCCCGCGACGATGAGAACTAAATCACCCTCGTCATTAGCCCCCGCGAGGGCAAGCCTTTCTGTCATTGCCTTGGGTAGTCTTCCCCTTAACCACCCAAGGACATCTGTCTCGAACTTGGAACCTTTACGCTTGCCATAACTACTCATCGTCATCCTCATCATTCCAACTTGCAGTCGGCGTTTGTTTATAGTTCCAGATCGACATGCGTGACGCGTCAGTCCACAATGATACATATTGTCTACCACTAGCACTGTTCTTTGCAAACCGATTCTTTACGGCGGCGATTCTAAATTCGCCAGTCCAAGGAAGTAAAGCAACGGTAATAATCATTTCAGGCAATTGACTGATCTTGCCCTGGATGGACTTACGACTAGGCGGCATATCTGGCTGACCTTCACCTTCACTGGTGTGGTGTAGCAAGAATACTGCTGCATCAGTCTCTCTAGCTATATGGTGCATGGCTTTGGCAATTTCACGAAGACCAGACCATTCGTTTTCATGCATAGACACTACGTTCATAGCGTTATCAACAATAAGCAAATGAGGGTATTCGCCGTATGCTTCAGCATAGGCCTGTATAGATAAATCAATTTCATCAAGAGTGGGGGATGGAGCAAAGTCAAATTGAAGATGTTTAATGCCTGCTAGTTGTTGGGCGTAGAATGCTGCGCCTTCATCTGTAGCAAATCCTTCTTCAACAGTAGATACTCTGTGCCCACTAATCATGGCAGCAGCTCTGATCGCAGTCGTATAAGCATCGGTGTCAGCGCTGATATACAGCGTTGGTACCTTCATATGAACAGCAAAGTGCAGACCTAACAATGACTTACCAGCATTGGGTGCGCCAGCAATCATTGTTAGTTGACCACGCCTGAACCTAATCCCCTCATTTTGTAATGTGGGGAATAGGTCGGGCAGAATTGCATGGTCATAACTTGACTTTACTGCTGCCTGAGACAGCGATAGCATCTATTTATGCAGACTGTGCTTTACATTGGGTAGCGCGGTCATTACTTGAGCACGCGTAGAAAGCGTTGTAAGGCTTGCCTGTCGACTTAGATACGCCAGCTGGCTTAAGTACCATTGGTCCATGTAGACATGCTGGTGCAGATCCTGCTGGTGCGCTAGCAGCTGGTGCTGCCTTTGCAGCCCATACTGGCTCATCAACTACAGTTGCGCCAAGTGACTTGACTGCATATGCAATGTTTGCATTGTTCTCAAGCACGCCACCTGTTGAAAGGATGAGTTGTGCTAGATCGCTAAGAGACTGAAGTTGACCTTCAAGTTCATCTTTTGTTGATGCGTATAGATTGATCAAGTT